GACACTCGACGCGCACGCAAAAAGAACCTAGAAAAAGGCGCACAATACGAGACTCTTAGCGCGTTCATCATTCAACAAAAGAACCCTGCCGGCATCGTCTTTGACATCGCTGGTCGGGGTGGAAGATCATCATCCACGCAAAAGCGCAAAGGCGTGAACTATGACTGGAACAACACGCTCATAGAAAACATGGACAAGACTTTCGGCAAAGCTTCGCGATCTATGTGGCCAGCAGTAGAAGCCAACACTGACAACATCGAAGCAGCGATCCGAAACATCACAGAAGAAGTTGAGCGTCAGCTCACCATCGCGCTGAGTAGGAGCAATCTCTAATGGCAATTCGCATTCCCATCATCACCGACTTCCAAGGTGACGGACTCAAAAAAACCTTTGAGCAATTCAAGGCACTTGAAACCAATTCCCAGAAGGCAGCGTTCGCAGTAAACAAAGCATTCTTGCCGGCAACCGCTGCGCTTGCAGCGTTCGGTGCAGGGCTTGTCATTACAGCAAAAGCAGCAGCCGCGGATCAGGCTGCACAGGCTCAGCTTGCGCGCCAACTTCAAGCGACCACTGGTGCAACCGAAAAACAGATACAAGCCAATGAGGACTTCATTAGCACGCTGTCTATGTCGGCAGCGGTAGCAGACGATGAGCTTCGTCCGGCACTTGCCAGCCTTGTGCGTGGTACCGGCGATCTGGCATCCGCGCAGGATGCTCTCAAAACTGTGCTTGATGTATCCGCAGCGACCGGCAAAGGAGTTCAAGAAGTAGCGGACGCAGTCAGCAAGGCATACGGCGGAAACACTAAAGCGATCAAGCAACTATCCCCAGAGTTGTACTCACTCATCAAAGATGGCGCATCAGTTGATGAAGTCATGCAATCACTTGCTAAGACATTCGGCGGATCTGCGACCGTTGCAGCAAATTCTGCACAGGGACAATTCAAGAAGCTCTCAATTGCAATGGACGAAACCAAGGAAGCAATCGGAGCTGCAGTCCTGCCACTTGTCAATGCTCTACTCCCAGCACTGATCTCATTCGGCAAATGGGCGCAAGATCATGTCGGCATCATTCTCGGAATCGGCACAGCAATCGCTGCAGCTGCCGCTGCGCTCGTCACATTCAAGGTCGCAATGCTTGCAGCGAACGCTGTCACAGTCGTGGCAACCGCGCTGAACTGGGGACTTGCAGCATCAGCCACGGCAGCTAACACAGCTTTGACTATCGGTGTCGGTGCAGCCGCAATCGCAGCTGGCCTAGTCGTCGCTGCCGGAGCGATGGCAGCGTTCAAGCGAAACACCAGCTCGGCAGTTGAAACGATTCGACCTATCGGACCACAGCTCAGTGAGATCAACACTCAACTAGGCGGAACTGAAAAAGCTGCCGGCGGTGCTGGCAAAGCCATTGACGAGATGGCGGAGAAGATCAAGAAAGCTCGACAGGAACTTGCGGATCAGTTCACTGCAGCGCTTGATTCGGCGACCGCAAAACTTGACGACGCAAAGAAAGCTTATGACGACTTCAAGGAGACTGTCGCAGAATCGGTCACGGGAGAGTTCTCCATCTCTGGTGCAGCGGACGCTGCAAAGGAAGCTGGCACAAGCATCTTGGATCAGCTCACTCAGCAGGCACAGGGCGCTAAACAATTCGGAAAACAAGTGGAGCAACTGCTTCGGATGGGCATCTCCGAAGAGGCGCTCAGGAAGGTCCTAGAGGCTGGTCAACAGGCTGGTAGTGCAATTGCCACGGAACTCATTCAAGGCGGCTCAGACGCGATCCTAGGCCCCAATGGGATCAACCAGCTAGTGAGCGACCTAGATCTTGTTGCTGAGGCTTTGGGCATTCTCGGTGCAGACCAGTTCTACAAGGCAGGCGTAACCCAAGGACAAGCAATGGTCAAGGGAATCACGGACACAATCGCCCAGCTGGAGAAGAAACTCAAGAACCCGAATCTCAAACTTGCCGACATCAAGGGAATCGGCGCGTCGTTCTCTTCAAGCGTTGCCAGCATCAATGCACCGACGGTCAGCGCTTCAGCGTTATCAGTTGAGGAGCGCGCAGGGATCACTGCCGGTCGCGGTGACAACATCTACAACATCAGCGTGAGCGGTGGTCTCGCCACTAGCGCGGAGATCGGTCGTCTGGTCATTGACAACATCAAGGCAGCGAATCGCGCCTACGGGCCTGCAGCAATTGAAGTGTTATGACAGCAGCAGTTATTGACTCGGGCACTTACAAGCTTGAAATAGATACAGGCTGGGACAACAATTCTTTTCAGCTTGACTCAAGCACTAAAGGCTTGCTCGATAATACGACCTATACCCTCGGACCCGGCACGACCTACGCCGATGTGGCAACAGGAGTCCTTGACTTACGCATCTTCCGCGGACGCAAAGACATCGGAGACCAATTCACTGCCGGCACGATGAGCTTCACACTCAACGACCAGATCGCTTATGGCGCGTTCAATCCGTTCAACACGAATGCGAGCACCTATGATCCTGCAAACAATCAGCCAGGAATCGCACCGATGCGTCGAGTCCGTTTCTACCGATACAACTCATCAAACACAGCCGAATCACTTTTTCAGGGCTACATAGTTTCATACGATTACCAGTTCAGCCTTGACGGAAATGACACGGTTGCTGTGGGTTGCATTGATCTTCAATACACACTGAGTCAAACTGTGCTGAATGAGTGGAATGTTGATGAAGAGCTTTCATCTGCTCGTGTAGTCAAACTCCTTGCGCTTCCAGAAGTGGACGCTTTTCAAGGCGTAGGTGAGCAGTCAATAGAGACTGGTGTTGCCACACTTGGCGGATCGGCTGCATTCACTGTCAGTCAGGGAACCAATGTGAACGGCTATCTCACGAACATTCTTGACGCGGAACAGGGCAGAGCATTTGTGGACCGTTCAGGCGTGTTTACATTCCAGAAGCGCATCGGGGCAACCCTCGCTGGAGCGACTGTTGAGTTCGGGGACAACGATCCAGCACACACTCCTTACGATCAAGTGACAATCAATTTCGGTGCGGACAAGGTAATCAACCGCGCAAGCGTCACCCATCTTGGATCTACATCAACTCAGACCGCTGAGGATCTTGCCAGCCAAGCCGAGTATCTGATCCAAGCAACTTCCTACAACGACAGTCTCGTCCACAACAATGCTGCAGCTCTCACGCTTGCCGAATATCTCATCAAGCCTCAACCAACACCAGTACTCACAAGCGTCTCCGCTCCGTTCCAAATGCTCTCAAATGCCGAGCGTGACGCAGTTGCCACAGTTGAGATCGGTGACACCATCAGCGTCGAAAAAACCATTCAGACCAGCTCAACCACCACCAGCGTGATCGCGCAAGAGTCATTCGTTGAAGGCGTAGAACATGTCATCACCTACGCTTCGCCACATCGCGTCACTTTCTACACAACCCCGACAACGGTCTATGAGCTCTTCGTTCTTGACAGTTCCACACTCGACACGATCTACGCACTAAGTTAGGAGACCTATGGCAACCCCAACCACACTCCCAGCAACATTTGTTGCCGGCGATGTCCTTACAGCAGCACAAATGAACAATTTGCGAGGCGCATTCCGAGTCTTGCAAGTGGTCAGCACCACTTTGACCACAGCATTTACATCCGGAGCTGCCGGAGCTTATGCAAATGTGACCGGCCTAAGCGCCACAATCACGCCATCAGCAACATCAAGCAAAATCCTCATCATGGCAACAGTCAACGGCGGAACCTTCATGGCAATCAAGGTCACTGGCGGAAATACCGCAAGCTATGTCCCTAACTCTTACGCATCAGCGGACTCAGCTGGGAACAACGATTATGTGGCATCAGCGACAATGCTTTACCTTGACAGTCCAGCAACCGTTGCAGCAACCACCTATCAGGTCCAATCAAAAGACCTCGTCGGCGGAACTAGTTACATCAACCGAAGCCAAAACAGCGCGTCAGCTGTGGCATCATCAACTATCACAGTCATGGAAATATCAGCATGATCGACTATGCAGCAATCCTCACAGCGAACTACAAAACGGCTATTTGGTCCCTAAGCGATAACGATTACTCAACACTTGAATGGTCAAGCGCTGATCCAAAACCAACGCAAGCTGAACTGGACGCTCAATGGGCGCAAGTTGATTATGACAATCAGTGCAGAATTATCAGCAATACTCGTCACGCTGAATACATCAAAACCAGTGACCCGATCTTTTTTGAGTGGCAACGCGGAACTAAAACTCAAGCCGATTGGGATGCTGCAGTTCAAGCAATCAAAGACGCAAATCCATACCCACCAGCACTTGCAACATCAAAGAAATAGCAAGTGAAGTGGATTCTCAGATTGTGGTGGCTTTGGTCGGTGGGGGTTTCGCTGTGGTGGTGGCGCTCATTAGCAAAGTCGGCAGCGACAACAAAAAAGACCACGGAAAAGTTCACCAGATCCTTGGTCGAATAGAAGAAAAGA